ACAATCAACAAAACGGTGGACAGCCCGAATCTGATAAATATGCAATTTTCATCCGGCCAAATCTCACAACTGACAAACTACATTCGGGCTGAGGAAGAAATCAAAATTACCATCCAGCAGATTCAGAAGGAGCTTTTCGAGCAAGAGCAGCAAACTATCGAGTAAAGAAAAATGGAAATAGAAACATCGGATACAACAGAGCGTTCAAGTAAAAGTCTGGAACACAGGTTTGAGGTTAGAAAAGGAGAGGGCTATGAGTTCCGGGCTATAGACTTTGGCGCTGAAGGGACGAAAATCGAACTTTTCGATCCACGCGACCTCGACTTGCTCGATAGGGATAGAATTCATGCTGTTATCTTGAGCCCAAGGACCGTTCGGGAATTACTGCAATGGATGCGGATAAATTAAAGGTGATGATTTGGAGGTAAAATTAAGGCCGGGCGATTGCCAGATAGTCGCCCGGCTGAAATTAAATCATGAATCAAGAAGTCAATGTGAATGGTCGGAAATGCTGTATTTGTCGAAAGAAAGAAAAGCTCTATGAAATTGACGAAAAGAATGTAGCAGTAAATATATGGAAATCGTCTATACAAAAAGATTATTGGAAAGCAAGAGATTATATTTTAAATGGTTTAGATTTAGTATGTTCAAAACATTGTATGCGAATAGCGAGAAGATTGGTTGAATGGAGATATCGGGATTGGTTAAAAAAGAAAAAAATGTTTGTAAGCAAAAGAAATAATTATTATCAACGAAAAGGTGTTGAAATATTTTTTCAGTTTATGGCGATAACAAATATAGTTGAGAAGGAGCTAAAAAATGAACTCGACATTAACCCAAAAAGATGATTGTATATCTAAATTCGGCAAAGCTTATCAAAGAGGAGTTATGGGGCTTATGGAAGCGGCGGAGATTTATGTTAAGGCTATCGAAGAAAACCCTGGGTACCGAGAAAAATTTCATATTGCATATCCATATATACCAATTAGTGGTTGGCAAAAATATGAAATGCTTGGCAAAAAAATGATTCATCCAAGGTTACTAATGGGCGGCGGAGGTAAGATTACTAATTATCTTGAAAAAATTCCTTACTCGGAACAGGAAAAGATATTTAGTGGGGAAAAGATTGAATACTTGACCCTAAACGGAGATGTTTTGAAAGTTGATATATTAACCGCCGACAAAGAAATAGTAAGACAGGTCATTGGAAAAGACCATATCCGTTCAATATCTGAACAAAAAGCATGGTTTGAATATGCAAAATCAAAAAAAGGGTCAGAAATAATAGAAAGCCGATTGCCGTATGAGATTCGCAAGGATGGTATTTTTTTTAATAAGGGTACATTATTGAAAAAAAAGGAGGCTATAAAATTGCTGGCGCAATTAATTGGATGAGAGAAAAAAAGGAGTAGGAAAAAAATGAGTATTTTTAAAGCAAGTTATAAAAACAAAAATGGAGAAAAAAAATGGTCGAAATCATTTTATATTGGTATTAACATTAGTGGAAAAAGGCACAGATTCAAAGGACTCAAAACAAAAAGAGAAACACAAGAGTTAAAAGCAAATATAATAAAAATTCTGGAATGTGAAAGACTTGGATATAAATACCCTGATTATATATTAAAATGGATTTCACGATTACCAAAAAATTTATATATAAATTTGCTGAAAAGGGGAATTCCTTTGCAAATCAATAAATATTTAATGGAGAAATTGTTTGTGGAGTATGAAAAATATTTAAAGTTCAAAGGTGTAGAAAAAATCGAAATACAAGGAAGTATATTTATAGTAAAGAGAATAACAAATTTATTGGAAGGCGAAAGACTGAGTGATGTAAACGATGAATTAATAGGGAGAATAATAAAAGATTTAAATAATGGAGGGTATCACAGAAAACCGAAAAGGTTAAGTAATCATACAAGGAAGAAATATATACGTACATATAGACGATTTTGTAAATGGTTAATCATAACAGAGAAAGTAGATACCAAGCAGATTGTAAAATTTGTGTTATAGGTATTAAATCAAGAATGATTACAATGGCTATATGTAAAGATTGCAAAAGTAGCGTTGATATTATGGTTAAGACCGCTTTTAAGCTGGGAATGGATGAAGCGCATAGGAGGCTTACACCTAAAATCAATCTACTAATGAAAACGCACAACCACATGTTGCATGAGATAATCGGGTTTGAGATTGACGACCCGGTTTATGGTATTAAAATATCAGCCAGCTTAGTGAATGATATAATCGAGTTATTGGCCGAAGGTAAAAGAAGAAAATCGAGAAGGGTTATTAGGCAGTTGAAGAAATTGCTGGAATCTGAGAACTACAAGGCGCTCGAGAAGCTTAAGGATTATGTTGTGAATGCTTGAAATTGAGGTAAAAAAATGAAGGAAGAAATTGAAATTGCTGTAAAATGGTGGTTAGAACAATTTAATATAAGAAATAAACACAATATTGGAGAATGATTTGCCCAGAACCTTCCGGATGAAAATTGCATGTTGAGATTTTGGGAGCTTACTTTGAAAGGGCGGCGATTATTCGCGCCAAAATACGAAACACGCTTCCACCTGCTTTTCAGAAAGCTCATCAAAAACCCTGTGAATATCTAAATCAACGGTTTTTCAGGTAATCATTGCTAAAATCAGCCGAGCCACTTGAACAAAGACAGTCGGCTCTCTATCCGCTCGTCAAAACTCAACGCCGGCCTCTGTGAGCCTCTACAATGCACGAACGCACGAGCAAGTATTGAATCGATAATAGAAAATCGAAAATCGATTGTGGGGGCTGTGGGACGTCTTAAATCGAAAGCCACGACACCCCAGATAAGTAGAACGAATGCTTGAAATTGAGGTAAAAAAATGAAGGAAGAAATTGAAATTGCTGTAAAATGGTGGTTAGAACAATTTAATATAAGAAATAAACACAATACTGGTGAATCTTTTTCATCTGCTTTAGCAAACTATGTTGATTCGAAACAGCCACCAGTTACAGATGAACAAAAAAAAGAGTTTGGAGAAGTTCTAACTTGTTTATTACCTGATTACTTAAAAGCAAGTAATTGGGATGAAGCCATAGCAAAAGACAAAAAAGACATTGGAAGTGCCTTGCGTACTTTATCAACCGACTATGATGCCTGCGGTATTTTGCGAGCTGCGGCGCAAACAGCAGGTATAAATTATTGTTCAACAATATTTCCACAAAAAACTGTCATGTGGATAAATCCGGGCGAAGTGAAAGTGTCGAAAGGTTATGGTGCGAATATAGAATATATTTATAAAAAAAATGGTAATTAGTTGAATGAAGGTAAAATGGGAGCAAGGTATATGAATAAAGACGACTACTTAAAAAATATATGTTTAAAAATTAAGCAAATTGCAAAGAATATGATAAGGGGGTTTACTAAAATGTCGAATGAGGTGGGTGAAAAAAGTATAGAAATCACAAAAGACTTTCAGACTATCGGACAACATTATCACGTAATAAGCAAATTTTCATTTACGGAAAAAGAAGCTATAAAGAGAGCGATTGATTGGTATGTTGAGAAACTGAGAATAAAATGTTTTGAGCAGAACACGAAATTTGATTGTCCTATTTGTAGAAATCATCAATTTATGGGGATGATGTCTGACACAAAAGCCTTATACGAAGGAATTCTTGAAGAACTTGAAAAAGAATGGACATAAAAGACATACACAACATTGAGCAGGGGGCAGCGCTTGTAAAAGAACACTTTACGCCCGTTCTGTGGGCATTTTATAGCGGGCTTGTGGATGCTGGATTTTCAGAACAGCAAGCACTATATCTAACCAATAGTTATATGCTAACTATTCTTACACAACGACCACAATCGGGGGAAAACACAGAAAGCCAACAAGGCTAAAGCCACTTCAATTCTCTACTGTTAAAGTCATTTTGCCTTTTCGACCGTTATATAAAGCGAATTAATAACAGTTGCTATTGAAAGGGCAAAAAAATGAAAAGTCTGATTATCGCCATTTTATTTTGTGCTGTGCTCAGCTTTTTTGCTTTCGGTTGTGAGGAGACTTTTAGATTAGCTCCAACCGAGGCAATTAAGCAAAGCAACGAACTAACATTTGAATTGGCTAAGAAAATCGATGAGCAGGGAACGGATGCGAAAAGTCCGGCAAGCCAAAAAATGGTTCAGGGTACACTGGTATCGTTAAATTATTCGGGCCGGCCCAAAGAACCGCCCGATCCTGAGCAATTCGATACTATCGTACAACAAGGGCAAGTGGATGCGCAAGAACGTCCAGACGCTTGGCAAATAGCTGATTCTGCTTTAGAGTTGGGAATAGGCATTGCTGCTTTGTTTGGTGGTGTGGCTGGAATGAAGGGTGTAAAGCTATTAAGCGAGGCCAGAGCCAAGTCTAAGGCGCTGAAGCAAATCATCGAAGGTAACGAATTGTTCAAGGTAACTGCTGATGAAAAGGCTAAGAAAGAATTTGCTGAGGCACAAAACGCAAAACAAACATTAGTCGAGACCAAAAAGATAGTTGCCGATGTAAAGCTTTCCGCTTAAAGAAACAAGTCTTTCAAAAAACCATGAGCGTTATAGCTGAACCTGAAATACGCAAGTTTAGGCTCGGCGATCTAAACCCGGCCACATACAATCCGCGCACAATTTCAGACAATGCGCTCGAGGGGTTGATGGACTTACTGATAGCACAGAAAAATGAATAGAGGAATAAATGGCGGAGATAAAGTCTTGCTTGTTTTGTGGGAGGGATACTAAATCAAAATGCCAAATATGTAATCGTTGTTTAGGTATAGGTAAATATAAAAAAATAGATACTGCAAACGCAAAATTTCACCCTAAACAAGAATTATTTGGTGAATGTGAATATGATTATAGTGAAGATGCTTTGGGCCCGCATGAAAGTGATAAGCGTTGGAACTTTGAATTTGTAGAAAAAGATGAACTTATAAATCAAATTGAATAAATAAATATGGCAAAAGGAAAAAAAGAAAACGAAGTAATTTCATCGGCAACGTTAAAAAAATTTAAGCCTCGAAATAAGAAAGAAAAAGAGGAATTGAAACGTTTGGAGCAAAAAGAAGGTAACGTTGATAGTCAACCGATGAAAGACCAACCACCGACTGATGATAGCCATGAGAAGCTCACTGCTATGCAGGAAAAATTCTGCCAGCTTATTGTGGCCGATCCCAAGAGAAGGCGTGCAAATGCTGCTAAGAAAGCAGGTTATAGCGAGAAGTGTGCTCATGTACAGGCAAACGAGAACTTAAAGAAGCCTAAAATTATACGCAGAATACAAGAGCTCGAAGCGGAATATGAAGAAATGGCAACGATGAAAAAGAAGGACATTATTGACCGTTACGAGCGTTTTGCAAACGTCAATGTACTGGATTACTTCGAATGGGACGAAATACAAGGTGTTCGGGCTAAGCCATCATACATGCTCACACGTTTTCAGGCATCGCGTATTATAGGAATCAAAGAAGTTTATGACAAAAAGGGCAAAAGGAAAATTCAAATAACACTACAAGACCCCGAAAAAGCGCTTAATGCGTTATCGCGAATAGAGGGGTTATTCAAGGATGCGCTGGTACACCAAGGCGAAATAAAGACAACGGGCGTTTTAGTTGTACCGGCCAGTATGACAAAAGAGCAATGGTTGGAATTTGTGAAAAACAATCAGGCGCAGAAGCCGGAAGCTCTACCGACACAACAGGGGTAGATATTATCTGGCAACCGCAGCCGGGAAGTCAGGAAGTATTTCTGGCTTGCCCGATTTTCGAGTGTCTATACGAGGGCACACGCGGGCCGGGCAAGACGGATGCTTTGCTTATGGACTTTGCTCAATTTGTGGGCATGGGCTTTGGCCCGGCGTGGCGTGGGATACTTTTCAGAAAGCACTACCCGGACCTCGAAGAGCTAATAGTAAAATCTTATAAATGGTTCAAGCCTATATTCCCGGATGCTGTTTATAATATATCAAATCACCGTTGGGTTTTTAATGATGGCGAAACACTTTTATTCCGTTATGCCGACAAGATAGCAGACTACTGGAACTATCACGGCCATGAGTACCCGTGGATAGGATGGGAGGAGCTTACAAGCTGGGCCAGCGATGATTTGTATATAACTATGCAATCGGTTTGTCGGTCGTCAACACCGGGGATACCACGCCGATACAGGAGTTCTGCGAATCCTTACGGGCCCGGCCATAACTGGGTCAAGGCCAGATTCATAGACCCGGCCCCGCGTGGGGTAATTATTGTAGATGAGGAAGGCCGGGAGCGGGTGACTATACATGGGGAGATATGGGAAAACAAAATCCTGTTGAAAAATGACCCGGATTATATGAAAAACCTACAGGCGCAAACGGGAGCAAAGCGGGCAGCATGGCTTAAGGGTGATTGGGACATCGTGGCCGGGGGCATGTTCGATGATGTATGGAATCCGAAGGTGCATATTGTTAGACCGTTTGAAATACCAAAGACATGGCGCATTGACAGGTCGTTTGACTGGGGTAGCTCAAGGCCATACTCGGTAGGTTGGTGGGCGGAATCGGACGGGACTGATATGAGACTGGCCGATGGTTCAACAAAAAGCACGCAACGTGGTGACCTGTTTAGGATCGCGGAGCTATACGGATGGACGGGCAAGCCAAACGAGGGAACGCGGGAACTGGCCTCGGAGATTGCCCGGAAAATCAAAAAGTACGATAGCTCTAACGGTCACGTTGTCAATATGGGGCCAGCGGATTCATCTATATTCGATACCGAGAATGGTAAGTGTATTTCGGACGATATGAGGCAGCAGGGAGTAAATTGGATAAGAGCCGATAAGCGCCCGGGCAGCCGTATAAACGGATGGGAGCTTGTAAGGCAATACTTGAAAAATTCAATTACACGCGAAGGGCCGGGCCTATTTGTTTTCGATACGTGCAGACAATTTATACGAACAGTGCCGGTTCTGCCGAGGGACGAAAGAGAGCCCGATGATGTAGATAGCGATGCCGAGGACCACGTGGCCGATGAAGTTCGCTACAGGATACTATCAAAAACATACAGCTTGCAGGTAAGGCAGGCCGGATAAAAAAGGGAGAGACTATGGAGCATGAATGTAAAGAGCATAGCGGAATTACAAAAGCAGTTGACAATTTAGAAAAAAGCGATGAGCAGCAATGGGAGGAAATTAACGGATTGAAAAAAATGCTATCAAAATATGTACCAGCATGGGTTACGTTAATTTTAATGGTAATGAGCGGGATAACTGGGAGCGCTCTAACCTTCGCGGGAATGATAATAAAATTCGCGGGCAGTAAATAGCATGGATCAAAAGAAAAAACAAAGGACACAGTCTTTGGTAGATAGAGGCTATCAAAACATTATTGACGAACATATATCAAACACTCTCGAACAGTCTAACTTTGATAATCTTGTAAAAGCAAGAATAGTTATCGAGGTAGTAGACGAAAAGGATTTTAAGAAAGTTCTGGTGTAGAAATGGCAAAAACTAAAACGATTCAACAGACAGTGGGTTCGCCTTGTAGTGCATATCTTGATATGGCAGCTAAATGGCCCCTGATAGATGATTTGATAGCGGGCTCGGATGCGATGAGGGCTAATTGTGCTGCATATTTACCGAAATTTAGTAAAGAAGATTCAACTCATTATCAAGCACGTGTAACAAACTCGATTTTATTTAGTGCTTACGGGGACACTGTAAAGACTATTTGCAGTAAGCCATTTAGTAAGCCGATAACTATACAGGGGGATTTGCCCGAAACAATAGCCAAAATAGAGGATGATACAGACGGGCAGGGAAAGTCATTGAATCAGCTTGCCAAAGACCTATTGAATGATTTTGTAAATCGGGGCTTGGGCCATGTTCTTGTCGATTACCCGGTAACTATAAGCGAGGAGGGCAAAACACCAAATATGAAACAGGAGCGGGATAAGGGTTATAAGCCTATGCTCATTCATATAAAGCCCGAAAATCTAATCGGCTGGCGGATTGAGAAGAATGCTGCGGGCCTACCGGAGCTTTCAAGAATACGCATAAAAGAAACACGAATAGAGCCAAGTGGGGAATGGGGAGAAGAACAGAGCGAGTATATCAGGGTGATTTCAAAAGTAAATTGGCAGCTATACAAAAAAATAACAACGGGGAAAACAGTAGAATATAATTTAGAGTCAGAGGGGATAAATAGTCTTGGCAAAGTACCGCTTTTAACTGGCTACGCTAATATGACCGGCTTTATGACAGCCGAGCCACCGCTTAAAGAATTAGCAGAGGTCAATCTTGCCCATTACCGCAGCGATAGTGACCAGCAAAACCTTTTACACTACGCTCGTGTGGCTACGCTGGTTGTTCTGGGATTTGGTTCGGATGAGGCAGAGAAAATAGCGTTAGGGCCAAATCAGTTAATTTGTAGTAATAACGCAGATGCAAAAGTAACGTATGTAGAGCATAGCGGGAAGGCGATAGAGGCCGGGGCCAAAGACCTCGATAAAAAAGAGGAGCGTATGATGATACTGGGCTTGCAGCCGTTTATACAGCGGAAGGGCAATCAAACAGCTACGGGGCAATCGCTCGATGAATCGCGGGCAAATTCAGATATACAGGCATGGGTTATGTCTCTCGAAGATTTACTGTATCGTGCATATATGATGGCAGCCGAATGGATAAGTATAGTTATGCCGGTCAATTTCAAAATAGATGTATTTAACGATTTCGCTGTTTTGCTAAGGGCAATGGAGGATATAGCGAATTTGATTAAGATGAGACAAGCCAGTGAATTATCACGAGTAACGTTCCTTCGCGAAATCAAGAAGCGGGGTCTATTATCAGAAACAGTTGACATTGATGTGGAAGTAGCTGCTATCGAAGCCGAGGGCCCGGCGTTGGCAATGTTAGGCGGAGGTGAGGAATGAGAATCACGAAGAAAGATTTTGAGCGTTTCAAAAAAGAATTTTTAAGGTGGGTAGAGAAGTTAGGCTTGAAAGATTATAGATTCACATTTTATCACAAAATGCTAAATAATGATTATGCAAAAATTGACATTAATGAATCGGGAAAAAATGTTTGTGTTTTTCTAACAAATCAAATAAATAAATTTGACATTGAAGGATGGGAAAGTCCCGAATTACATGCGAAGCACGAGGCTATACATGTATTATTGTTTAAACTTGAACATCTTGGCAGGCAAAGATATGTAAGCCCCGGTGAGTTTGATGATGAAAGCGAAGCGTTGGTAAGAGTTCTTGAAAAGGTTTTATAAAAATGCCCAGAATAGACCCAAGACTAAATGACCTTCCACAATCGGTGAATGAGCTAATAGCCGACCGGGCGATCCGCCACACGCTTTTTATGGAGCGTTATAAAACGTCTGTCGTCAATGAGATTATCGGGATGCTAAACAAAACAGTCGAGCCCGCTTTGATAGCGAAGCTCGAAAAGAGTCTGCGTAAAATTACTCGCATGTCGCCAAATCTTATTAAGCTTTTCAGAGAAAACGGGGAACTCATGAGGGCGGAATTTCGGGTGATGGAATCAAAGTTGTACGAGCACATGCGGGATTTTGCTAATGCCGAATCGCAATGGCAGATAGCAACACTTAAATCAGCAACTCCAATAGCGTTTGACTTTGTGGCCCCGAGCCCAAAGCTGTTAAAAACGCTTATAACAAATGCACCAATGCAGGGCGTTCTGGTAAAAGATTGGTTCGGCAATTTAGCAAGAGAAACAGCCTTCAAGGTAAACCAGCAAATACAGCTTGGTATTGTTGAGGGTGAAGGTATAGAGAAGATTGTGCGCAGGATAAAAGGGACGCGAGCAGCACGATATAGCGATGGCATTCTCAATATTAGCCGACACCACCTACGGGCGGTTGTGCGTAGCTCTGTAAGCCACGTTGCCCATACTACGCGGGATGAGGTCTATAAAGAAAATCAAGACATTATCAAGGGCGTGCAGGTAATACTAACTCTGGACACAAGGACGTGCTTGGCCTGTGTAAAAATAGCAAACGGCGGGAAGATATACCCTGTTGATTCAGCGCCACACTTGCCCCTGCACTGGTCATGCCGGTGTACAACTGCCCCGGTTCTAAAATCATGGAAGGAGCTCGGTATAAAGCTAAAAGAAGCACCCGAGGGAACTCGAGCGTCAATGAACGGGCAGGTCCCGGAGGATATGACATACCCGGCATGGCTGAGAAAACAACCGATAGAAATACAGAATGAGGCCCTTGGCGAAAGTCGTGCTAAACTGTTTCGGTCTGGACGATTAAAGCTAAATGAATTTGTTGACCGAAATAATAGACCGTTAAAGCTTAGTGAATTGCAAAAGATTGCAAGTTAAAAAATAGGAGCTTTGAAATGAATTAAAGAACTCGAACAATCTTTTGGTAATGTGCGGGTTTTCGTTTAGATCGGCCAATCAAAAACGAAACGCAAGAATAAACAAAAGGCTGTGTGGAGCCACACGTTCACGCAGCCTTTTTTTTATTGCCCGCTTAAATGCGTAAAAGCAGGCG